CTCCCCACCCCATGAGCTACAAAGTAGCTCGGTTGCCGGCAGCAAAGCCGGCATGGGCTTCCAAGCCCATGATTAGTGGTGACACCCTCATCAGAGAAGAGTCCCAATCGCCGTTAGGCATCGGGAGAAAACTCACTCTGGTGGGGGGGTCCCCTAGCTGGGGACCGTCATAACACGTGCACTAGCCAACCAAAGGCCCACCGGTTTCCGGTGGATTTCACTTTAGGATCTCAACTTCATGGAACCATACTCTAAAACGACGCCGCTGGGCCTTAGCTTCCCCTATGTTGAGGAAGTTAATGGGTCTGAACCCGCACTTTCTGTCAATGGCCGCTTCCCGATACGAACGTATCAGGCGTGGACAAACAGTCTGTCCGGGTTTAGGCTTCCAGATTGGCGAAGTAAGATAAGGAACCACGAGAACGCTACGACACCTCTCGACGCAAGTAGCAGGAGCTACAAGGTGAAGTATGGAGAATTTACCACGCTTGAACTGCGTGACCCTCCGTACTATCCCATGAGCTTTCAGCAAAAGCGTATAGAGACGAGCGTGGCAGGGGCCATAGCCACTGTGCCAACAGCAGCTGGTCCTCCGCCTGAAGATCCGACGGTGGCTAATGAAGCAGTCATCGGTTTCCTAGGTAAGATACGGGAGAGGCAACGTCTTTTTCAAGGCGGAGTAGCTCTCGGTGAACTTAAGGAAACGATCCGCTTATTGAGGGACCCTGCTAGAGCCCTACGTCAGCGCCTCCATGACTATACCGAATCACTAAAGAAAGTGAAACGAAGGTCTAGAGGCCGGAACATTGGAACTCTGCAGGATGCGTGGCTCACCTGGCAATTCGGAGTGAGGCCGCTTCAGAGAGACATTCAGGACGCAACGTACGCAATGTCCGAATTCGCTAAGCTGAATGAGGAAATCATTCAGACTGTGAAATTTCGGGCAAAGCGCGAAACGAGCGTTTCTGAGGTCACTCAGAGTGGTTATACTCGGCTCCGAGCCGTGGTGATGAACGAACGAAACACCATTACGCGGTCAACTGTCCGCTATAAGGGTGGTGTTAGGGTCCGAAGTAGTAGCTATCCGTTGTTAGACCCGGCTCTAATGGGGTTCTCCCTAGAAGAGTTCGTGCCGACAGCGTGGGAACTGCTACCTTGGTCGTTCCTCTGGGACTATTTCTCCAATATTGGAGACGTCCTTGCTGCTTGGACTACTTGTACCTCGAACCTTGTGTGGTGTTGTAGAACATCACGCCGGCTTCGTATTACGAGGAACACGCCGACGATCAGTATTCCCGCCACTAGGGCGGCGTATTGGACGTCGAACGACTGTCAAGGCAGTGTGAGTGGAAATGGTGGCTTCACGGAGCTCACGGAGAAGCGGGTCACACGGTCAAATGGCATCTCAGATGCGCCACGGATATCGTTTACGATACCCGACTTAGGCGATTTGAGGTGGATCAATATGGCCGCGTTGGTTCGCTCCAAACGTGACTTAGGTCGGTGGTAACCGGCCATTCATCAACGAAATGGAGTTAGTTTACTTCTCATGACGATCAGCCTTTCCTCTCCTGTGACTGGGGCTGCCCAGACAGGATTCACCAGCCCGACGTATACCGTCACGGCGGATCAACCTCCGCAGGCGAACGCGAAACAGTGGGCTGTCACCGCGGTAAGCGGTGCCGGCAACACTCCGCGTCTGCATGCAAACGGTGATCCGTTTACGGCAACGTACTTCAAGCCCCTGGTATACAAATTCCTGGGAATCTTGAACGCTGTCGGTATCCCGACTCGGGTCCCGCGCAACGTCGACAAGTGGGTGTTCCGCAAGGGTGTGCTTCCGCACACGTCTCTCAACCCGCAGCCGGCGATCGTGACAATCACGATCGATCGTCCTGCAGGGTGCGAGGCAAACAATCCCGTCGATTTGCGCGCTCTGTTGAGCTTCGCATATGGTGTCGTTTCGCAGCAGGCCGCCGGTAACGGCGACACTGTTGTGAGCGGCGTCATGTGAAGAAGCCCAGAGTGCGGGGCAGAAAGCTCTTAGCATGGCTTGTGGCGGTCGCAGCTGCGACCATCCTGGCCAAGCACGGAGTTCCTGTTCCTGCAGGGGTCCTTGAGGATGCGATAAGCACCTCTGGGGCCATAAACCAGATTTAAGTCTGGTTCGAACCTATCACTTCTTACCTAAAGGTAGACAATCATGCTCAAGCTAAAGCTAGAACTGGTGATCATCCCCCGTCGCGGTAACATGATGCTGTACACAGGCATGCGCGTTTTCGACAAACGCTCGTACTTGTCTACGTATACTGCTATCGTGAACGGGTGCCTTGGTCGCCATTCCAAGAGGTCGTTCTTTCTTCGCGGTGTCGTCCTGAAGCCGACTAGTTCCGACGGGGAAACCCGTGTCGGAATTACGCCGGATGACTGGTCGATTGAGCTGAGCAAGTTGACGTCCAAGGTTGACAACATCAAACCTGTGGGCGAAGACGAGTTCAGGTTCTTAGGTCGGCTCCTCCAGGAGCGGACCGAACACGAAGATAACGATGCCTGGGAAGAGATCTGCCACCCCTTCTTCTGGCCTTCGGCCGAAGGGGATTTGCACCTCTTTCTTGTGCCTCGGATACGACAATTGATGGGATTTACTGCACGAGACCTGGAATACTGGGTCTTTATGCAGAATTATGGGAGTCATTTGCCCATTTTCCCGTGATAGGCAGGTGAGAACTGTATGGGCACTTTAAACCCTCGGTCACTCTACCTGGACCTCATGGAGGACCTGCAACTCTACCTTGATCCAGACACCATAAGGCTTCTGAGGGATCAGAAGTCAGTGGATTACTGGCCTGGGATAGAGACCAAGCAAGTCGCGTGCATATCGCTCGCCAAGTCGCTGTTCAAGAAGAACGTTGACGAGGTGAAGGAAGATGCGGACGCGAAAGCTATGGCAAAGTTTATAGCGGTCAATGATCGCTGTAAATCTTACAGGTTCCCGAGTCTGTCGTTGTCCTCTACGAGCTTTTCAGAGCTCTATGAGGCGGAACTACTAGGGGAGTTTAAACACCTCCTTTGGAAGTTTTATGAGCACCTGCCGACACTCAGTTTTCATTCAATCCTCGCGAGAGGACGGATGGGACCGGGTGCCAGCATTGGAGCCCGCGGGCAGGACTTCTATACGAAGCTGTTCGCGGGACCTATAACGACGACGAAGGAAGCCCTCTACCTTGCTTATATGAAGGACATCGATTGCGACCCTCGGTGGAAAACCGCCAATGAATTGCGGACTAACCACTATGGGGGCCCATCGATTGTTAGAGGTAATCGCCTTTCTTTTGTATCGAAGACGGAAGACGTCTCACGGACCATATGCACAGAGCCAAGTCTGAATATGTATTATCAGCTTGGCCTCGGCAACATCTTGGAAGATGGCCTCAGATCGTTCTTTGGGATTGATCTGAGTAACCAACAGCCCAAGAATCGCCGCTTAGCACTTCGAGGGAGCAGGGAGGGATCGTATGGAACGATCGATTTATCCTCCGCCTCTGACTCGATTTCGCTAGGGCTCCTCGAGGGGTGTTTGCCACAAGGATTACTCCAGTGGCTGCATCTCTTTCGGAGTCCCTACTCTGTCCTCCCTAATGGGGAGGAGGTAGAGTTGCATATGATCTCAACAATGGGGAATGGTTACACTTTCCCACTCCAAACATTGTTGTTTGCGTGCGCCGTCGCAGCAGTATATCGCTGTCGTGGGGAACGGATGTTCCCCCCGTATGGCGACTACACCGGAAACTATGCAGTGAATGGTGACGACATTATCGTGGTAGCTGATTGCTACGATGACGTTTGTCGCCTTCTTCAGCTGCTGGGATTCGATGTAAATGCTGCGAAGTCCTTCAACGAGGGACTGTTCCGTGAGTCCTGTGGTGTCGATGCCTGGAACGGCGTTGACGTTAGAGGCGTCTATATTAAGAGCCTCAAAACTCCTCAGGATCTCTATTCCGCCGTTAACCGTCTGATCCTATGGCAGGCCAAGCATGGTGTTTACTTGCCACGCTTGACCAGTAGGATAATTCATGAAGTGGACTGGTTACCAGTTCCACCCTATGAAGATGACGGCGCAGGGTTCCACGTTCCGAAAGCTCTGGCTTCGAGACTGCCGCGAGATGAGAACGGGTCCATCTTTTACAAAGCATGGGTTGCCCGTCCTGTCAAATTGCGGATCAAGAAGAAAGGGAAGGGTGCGAAAGCAACCTACCTTCCAGAGCTAGTGGGCCCACGTAAGCAAAGAAAACGGGTCTTCAATGAAGAAGGCCTAGTCCTAAGCTTCTTAGCGGGGTACCTTCGAGATCATGCGATCGGTCTCAGGCTTGAGACCGTCCCGTATGACCTAAAACGTAGAGTTAGCCCTAGTTGGGGCCCTCTGCCGGCGACCAGTGGTTATTTAGACCACGAAGGCTGGCAACACTGGGAAC